GTCCAGGCAGCTATGCAAGTTGGTCAGACGGCTAGTCGTAAGTCTGAAAGTGCCTCAATGCCAGCTTATTCCTTACGTGGCCGAGGGGGTGGTCCACGTATTACTAAACGCCAATCTAAACGACAACAGCGACGTGTTGATCATGAAGAAAAGCGTAAACGTCAGGCTGATCGCAGTGCTGGTTGGCGTACTCCTGATGTTGATCAATTCAAATGGGATACTGGCAAATCTAGTCGGGCAGCTCCTTCTAATCTGGAAGAAAATCACCAGTTTCTGGTTGATCTTCGTTCTGATATTGGTAAAGCGATGATGGTTTGGGATGATCGTTTTGCCGCACATGAGAAACAAAATCTGGAGCTAAAGCGTATTTGGAATGAGAGATATGAAAAACTCGATGAGCGTACTGAAAGAATCGAGTTGACTGTTAATGCTATGTTCCGTAGCATGCAAACAATACTGGAGAAGCTTGGTTTGCCTTCACGTTCTAGTGATCACATTACTGGTGAATCTCCTAGGTCTACGACACCTAGCTATGTACCCGATCCAAATGCCCCCCGTCCGGCTTCACAACAATCTTATAGCCAGGACGACGATGACAACGGCATCACCTGGGACTTCGGTTCCTTGAGTATGTCAGAAAGTTCTTCTTCTAGTTCTTCCTCTTCTTCTAGTTCTTCTAGTTCGAGTTCTAGTAGTTCTAGTTCTAGTTCTTCTAGTTCTAGTTCTTCTAGTTCCAGGGATTCCCCTGGTTTCCCTGTTTTGCCTATTTATTCTGAAACTGTGACTTCATGCGAAAGGTGTGGTCGTTTTGGCGATTGTGTTTGTATTTCTATTCAAGAATCAGGAGAACATGACGAGCGTTCGACAAAAAAAAATGATTCTTTTCGTTTTACTCCAACACCGAGTTCGTCCTCTAGCTCATCATATAGCTCAGTTTCTGTGGAGCTCACAACTTTTTCATCGTCAAGTGATGGGACTCGGGGTGTTTCCTCAGACACAGAGGGAAAGCGATCGCTTAGTGGGCCGATTTTTGTACCGGTTAATTTCGTCCCCGCGTCAAGTGATCTTTCAATTACTATCGGAGATGGTAAGGGTATGGATTCTATGGATACTTCGGTACGAGGCGTATCCGAAACCAGCAAGCTTCTACCTGCGTCAGACGCCAAGTCAGATGATACAACTAATGTACAGGGTGGACGGGTCCTGTCGAACATTGGTAGCTTGATGGCGAAGCTTGGCATTGGCAGTGCTAATGGATATGAGAAATTGCCTACAGAATCTCGCACTGCCACACCCGTTTCCGGTCTTAAACCTCCTCTTCGTCGTACTATTTCTCCTGAGCTCGCCATTCGTTTGGCGGCATTGGCGGAACATAAGCACAAGGAAATTGTCCAGCGGAAGCCGGTAGTGCAGGGCCCGGCTCCCCCCCCGCCTAAAGTTCCTCCACCATTGCCACCAATACCATTACGTAGTTTTCCTTCTCGCTTGCCTTCACATAGCCAGCCTTTACCTCCTATTCCTAGTGCACCACCCGCTTCGTCGGGTTTTTGACTGGACTCCACGTGGCCCCGCCGCGGAGTCCGAGTCCAGTTAGTTTTATAGGGGTAGCTGGCTTAATACCGCCGAGTAGGAGTGCTTCCCCAACTTCTACTCGGGATACTGAGGGGACTGATTTAGGATCTGATGATTCTAAGTCAGATGCAGAACATAAAACAGATGGTGATGAAATTGCTTTTGATACGATACCCTGTCTTTTTGATTTCAAGTACATTGTTGAGGATCGTGACGCTGCGAATGATTTATTTGGTTTTAGGTATTCGTCTGTTCATCATGTATTTGATTTCACGATTAGGAAGGTTGTGCAGGTACCTATCCCTGTCGATATGCGTCCGACGGTTTTGACCTATTCGGACTTAAAAATGACTGCAAAATTCGCTACTGTTTCCATGCGCCATAGTGTAGTAACCCGTTGGTTTGGTATGGTGTCTAGCGTGGAACATAAGGATTCAACTTTTCTTATTTCTTATGAATTGTTTGCACAATTGATTTCGACTGTTAATATGAATCCGTTGTATAGTACTGAGGTAAGTTCGAGACGCGTCGCTGAATGGTCAAAAGATCCAAAACATATAAATTACAATCGGTTTTTGGATGCGAAGAAACTTTTTCAAACAATTGCATTGGCACATCATTTTATTGAATATGTTAAATATTCTTCGGCTGACCATTATTTCCCAGTCTACAGTGGGGCCCCACCCGGCTTGTTAAGTACGGATACCGATACGCAGATGTGGAGATTGCGCCGATCGGCCCGGTTAAAAGCTTCAGCAGGTTTGTTCCGAAATATCATTTGGATGGTATTCGTCGCATACCTGTTTCTGCCTCACTGGGATTACATTTTTCTGGGGCTAGCTTTCCACATGCTGACCCTTCTGACATTCCTACTATTGTTGCCGGTGTGGCGAAGCGTGTGGCTGGAGATCCACCTCCCGTTAACATACCGCTCTTCACTCGATTTACCGAATTTGTGGAACGCTGGCTGGTTAACAATCTTACACCACTTGATGAGGATACAACTTTTGATGTTGAGACGTGGTTGGCTCAGAGTAACTACTCTAATTCTCGTCAACGTGCCTTATACAAACATTATCGTAAATTATATGATGCGGCGTCTCCCGTTTTTGATGCACGTACTCGAAAAGTTAAGTGTTTTATTAAAGATGAGTCTTATCCTAGTTTTAAACACCCTCGTGGTATCTATGCTAGAGTTGATGATATTAAATTTTTGCTTGGACCTTGTTTCAAAAAGATTGAGCATTTGGTATATGCCCATCCGAGCTTTATTAAGCATGTTCCAGTAGCTGAGCGGGCTACATATATCAGCGAACTTTTACGTTACACTGATAAGAAACTAGGTTCCGATTATTCCTCGTATGAAAAACACTTTACCTCAATTACTTATGCTATCGAATTTTTGCTTTACCGATTTATGTTACAACGCTGCCGTTTTGGGAAGTGGTATTATGATCTGATAGTGGCTGTTTTGGCTGGCATGAATTTTTGTATTTTCAAAATGTTAAATGCCAAGATACCGGCTGGCCGCATGTCAGGTGAAATGAATACCTCTTTGGGCAACGGCTTTGTGAACTTGATGCTCTTTTTGTTCATAAATTTCTTGAAAGGAAACACAGCTGCTGTTGCAGTTGTTGAGGGTGACGATTTGATTGGTGGGTTTTCTGGTGAGGACATTGTGGCAGAAGATTATGCTGCACTTGGCTTCACCATTAAGGTTCAATGTTATCAACATATTGCAGATGCGAGTTTCTGTGGTTTGATTTTTGATCCCGATGTTTTAGTTTCGATTCCCGACCCCACTAAAATTATTTTGAATGTTGGATGGACTGCGTCTCGTTATCGTCATGCCTCAGATCTGAAAATGAAAGGGCTTTTGCGTGCCAAAGGTTATTCCATGTTGTATCAATATCCGGGAGTCCCAATTGTACAGAATTTGGCGGTTGCCATATTGCGAATTACCGGTGGTGTCCCTATTGTTATACCGTCATATTGGACACACTGGCAAATTAAACATGGGTTTTCAACCAATGTCGCGAGTAAGACTATAGATATCCGCACACGTTTCCTAATGGAGCGAATTTTTAAATACAGTTTATCTGAGCAATTTGAATTAGAAAGATATTTTGATTCTCTTTCTAAAGTCGAGCCTTTGTTCCATCCCATTGTGCTTGACAAATGTGAACGAGATATGCTCACTTACAATCAACGATTCGTCCATGTTCTTGATACTTATGACAAATTACCTATGCTTCATGCTGTGACTCGCTCCACTTTGTGGAAATTTTGTCAAGTTGAGTTGATACAGGCTAACCACGGGGACGTTAAACTGTTTTCTAATAATATAGTTTCGTCAAGTTTTGGGTACCCTGTCCCCGATAATGTTTACGATGGATCGTGCTACTTTTGAGCAGAAGTTGGCTGGCAAGAACCCGAACACATTGCAGAAAATCGTTACAGCTGGTGCTAGTAGAGTGCTGTATCCGATTTACCGCACTGCAGATTGGGTTGCTTCTTTTCCAGCCATGCACCGTCGTAAAGAGCAATCTTCTGTTAAGCCAATGGAAAAATTATTAGGGCGTGCTAGATCATCACCTAGTGCGCCCCCAATAGACTTGTCTAGGCGGTCTCAAAATATGCCTACGTCACGGATGAGTAGTAATGCTTTTGGACGGCGAAGAACTACTCGCAATTATTCTGGGCGTCATGTTCAGGACCCTTTTCGTAACCCCGTTCGATCAGTTCGTGGTTCCGGCGCCCCCGCCTCCTCCTCGTCCACCCGTAAGAAAAAGAAAAAGAAATTTCAGCGACCAACGGTTAACTACACAAACCCAAGTGTGGTTATAAATCGAGCTATGCGAAATCGGTCAGTTCCCCAACCGCTCGCTACTGGTTCCATTCGTTATGGGACCTCTGGCATGTCATTTTCTCAGGGCCGTAAGCCTGGTTGTGTCAAGATGAGGAACTCATTCTTAATAGGTACTCTTGGTGCCTATTGTAATACAACAACAGGTTTGCCCTGGTCAGTTATTCAGACCGGTTCTTCTTTTGTTAATCAATGGATGGTCATGCCCCAGAATAATTTTTATTTTGATGCCGCTTTGGCTGACTGGGTGCGGAAATTTGACCGGTATGAAATACGCACCCGATTGCGTTACATGCCTTATTCACCTAATACGGCTCCTGGTAATTTTACTTTCTGTTACCTTTCTGATAGCCGTGGTGGTTTTACTGCTGGGTGTGGTACTGGTGATGGTACCTTGATTGCAAATGCTATTTTTCCCAGCGATGTCGCAAATTTTACCAAACAGAAAACAGCCAGTGTATACTTGAAATGTACTACACCTTGGGCTTCTGTTGAACCCGGGGATGACATGAAATATGTCAGTGCTTTTACTTATAGCTCTCAGGTTTATCCTAATCTTATGTCAGCTGGAGATGCCCTCTATCCTATACAAGGCGTGTGGATTATGTCTGGTGAGGGATTTGTTAATGTTGATGCTGACAATACTTTTCGAGGATACGGACAGTTGTATATGGATTATATGATCGAGTTGTGTGAATTTGTCGGTACTGTTAGTCAATCCACTTTTGAACCTGATGCTTTGACTGGGGCAATGGTCCCCACAAAGCGTACTTTACCCCGGCCTACCGTTTCTCACGGTTATGATGTAAGTAGTCTTATTCGTAAGCTTCAGGCCATTGGGATTGATGTTGACAAGCCTCTGATTAAGCAGACAGAGGAGAAAGAAAAAGATAACAAACCCCGACTACCGACTGCTGTTATTTCCCGACCTGGTTCTCGGACTGGGTAACTTCGATGACTCTCCGCGATAATTCATGAGCCCCGTGCTTTATGCACCTGCACTGCAGTGTCTGGGACTAAACATTTTCTTAGATAGGTTTTAG